TCACCGACCTAGCCGGCGCTGTGCTGCGCGGGTCAGGAAACTAGCGGCCATGGCTTTAGCCACCGGGTCGCCGGAGCCAGCGGAGGCCGACGCTAGGAGGGTGTCGAGCCGCGACTTGACCTCGGCCAGTTGAGCCAGCCGAGCCTTGCTCATGTCACGCCCCTGATCGTCGCGAAGCTTGGCGATGTCGCCGGCCCGCCCCACCAGGTCATCGAGTTCCGCGATGGCGTCGTCCAGTTGTTCGGCGAAGCTGCCGCGCCCCTTCATCGACAGCGTAGCGGTACCAAAGCCGGCGCCCCGGACAACCGGAGAAACCTCGTGCACGTCCACCTGCTTGAGGACCCTCACGCGCTCGTCGCCACGCTGCTCAAAGACAGCCTCTCCGATACCGAAGCCGTACGACCATTCCTGCGCTGGCTGTCCTGTGGCGAGGTCGAAGCGGAGCTGCGAGTGCCACTCCTTGCCAGCGGTAATGTCGAGATTGAGGTGGAGCTCTGCATAGGCGACGCCGCCGTCTTCGTACACACGTGCCTTGCCGAACGGCATGGCCTTGCGGTCGTGGGCGGGCAGCATCGGTGCCCACTGCCCGCCGGCGTTCTTCCAGCTGAAGGCGCCGGGCGAATACGTGTCGCCATCGTGGTCGATGGCTGCCAGGGTCGCGAGGCGGGCGAGACCGTTGCCGGCGTCGTCCATCTTCTCGACGTGGATACTCTTGAATTCGGTCTTCATGTTCAGTCCTCGCCGAAGTGGGGTGCAAAGCTAAGGGTGCCGTTGGGATGCTCGTCGGCCGCCATCTGCTCGGCCTGCACAGCGGTGACGATCGAGCCGTCGCGAGCGATGTGATCGACCAGCGAGCGGCCGGGCCCGAGCCGACCGTCAAAGACAATGAACTGATCAACGTTCGCTGCTTTGGCGCGCTCGATGGTCGAGACGTTCTGGGCGTACTTGGTTTCGGTGCGAGCGATGGTCCGGGCACGGGTCTCGACAGTTCCCCACGGGCCGGCCTCGATATGCTCGGCGATCCGAGCCGCGAGCGCCGCTGCGCCTTCGCCTGCCGCGCGACCCTCGGCAATGGCATCAAACAAGGCGGCGCGGGACTGCTTTCCGAGGTCGACGAGGCCCGATCGCCGGCCCCCGGCAGCGGTCACAGCTCGGGCAACAGGGTCTGGCAAACTGCCGCTGATGCCGGCAAGCTCGGCGGCGTCAGAGACCGCCTTGGCCACGTCGAGGAAGTGTCCCTCATAGAGACCTTTGAATGTGGCCTGATGCGCCTCAATCCCGAGCGCTTGGAGGATCGCCTCAACTACGTCGTCATCTGCTTTCTGCTCGACAATCAGAAGCTGCTTAGGTGACAGGTCCGCGCGATCGAGGATTGGCCGGGCGGCCTTTGAGGCGGCCTTCCCGAAGCCGGCGAAGAACTTGCCGAGGCGACCATCCATGGCTTTCGCCAGGCCGTCCTCTTGCCGCTGCAGCGTGGCGACGAAAGCGCGGCCCGTCGCACGGGCCTGACGGCTGGCAATTGCCTTGGTCTCGGTCGGTCCCGGGAGCGACTTGGCGCCCTTCGCGGGTGTCTCGATTGCCATGGCGGGTCGCAAATAGATGCGGTCAGCATCAGTGACCTCCCATCCCATGGCGTCACGGCCCTCGGCAACCTGCGCCCAGCCGCCCCCGATGGCGGTGTTGAGGCGGGTCGCCAGCTTAACCAGGTCATCCTGAAGCGCCTGAACCTCGGATGTATCCCACGCCGTGCGGAGGCCCGACGCATTGCCGAAGTCTGGCAACAGCGATCGGTCGAGCTCATCGGCGAACACGCGACCCACCGGCAGCACGCCGTTCTGCCAAGCCAGCTTGCGCAGTTCCTCCATCGTCGCGCCCACCTTGGTAGACTGCAGCCCGGCGCCGAAGCCGACCACGGCCGCGGGGATGCCGATCAAGGCGCAGATGCGCTCCTCTGCGATGTCCCGCGCCTCGCTCATATTCATCTGCTGCGGGTTGAAGCCGTAGGGATAGACATCGGTGGGAGCGCCCATAACCAGCGGTTCACCGCGACGGTCGCCGCCGAAGGCCTGTTTGATCCAGGTCTTGGTGGCTTCTACATCCTCGACCGGCACGACGCCGCCCGCCTTCGGTGAGATCACCATGCCCGGCGTGCCCATGTTGCGCAGCAGCGATGCCACGAAGTTCGAGCTTTCGAGGTCCATGAAGATTTCGCGGATGCCGCCGCCGATCGGCGACACGCCCTTGCGCGGGTTCCGTGGGTCGATGCCGTGCCGGAAATGCACGATATCAGAAGGCGCATAGGTGATGACGTCACCGTTGCCGGGTCGATACTCGTAGCGGTCAATGAACACAGAGCCGTCGTCGGAACCCTTTGGCTCCATCGTCCAGTGCGGCACCCACCATAGCTCCCCAGGGCGGCCAATGAGGTTGCGCAGCTTTATCCAGTATCCGTTGCCATCCGCGAGGTACGAGAACACCGTGCCCGACCAAAGCGAGAGGTCGCCATAGTACGGGTTCGGGCGCTGGATTAGCTCCAGCATGGGGTGATCGGTCGCCTCAGTATGGGAGCCATCGCGCGCGCGCCGATGAACCGTGAGCCGAGCCTCCGGCAGCGAGCGCTGCACCCACTGGATGGGAGCCGTCACCACCGAGGCATCGAGCATGTCGCCGACTTCCTTGCGGTAGTCGAAACGAGTGCGCCGCAGCAGCTGGTTGTGGGCCTGGCTGCCGGGCAACCACTTGATGCTGAGGGCTTTGACGATGGTTCTCTGAAGCCAGTTCATGCAGGTATCCAATCGTCGTCGAGGGTGCGCTGGGTGTAGGGTTTGTCTGAGGCCCCACCTGGTGCCCCGTTAAGGGGGCGCCACGGCATTCGGTCATCGCCCATCGTGGCGGCGTAGAAGTTGAGCAGCGCCACAGCTGCGTCTCCGTGGCGCTTCCCACCATCGGAGCCGTTCGTGCGGATGTCGGAAGGGACCTTGGCGACACCCCCGCTGATCTGGAGCTGGCGCAGGTCGTTTCGCACGTCGAGATCAGCGGGGATCAAGATGGTGCGATCCTCGTAGGCCGCCCGGAACCGCGGGGTATGCTCGCGCAACCAGGCGTCGGAAGGCATGAGTTCGACGATGCGGTCGGACCGAAACCTCTGCCGCGCCTCCTGGGCGAGCACCATGCCGTTGCCGTTGGCGTCCAGAACGCCTCTGGCGAACGCACCCATCTGCTCCACTTGGCTGACGAGCCAGAACAGCGCCTGCTTCTGCTGGTCGTAAGGGCACGTGCGAAGCTCGACGATGAGCGGCACATGGCGCTTCAGGTCCTGGCCAACGAAGCCGAGCGGGAAGGCACTCCGATCCTGCCGCATAGCGAAGTCACCACCAAGGAACCACGTCAGGCCCTGGTTGTGGTAGCGCCAAAGGACGGGGGCGACCTCTCGCTCGAGCCATGCGAGCATCTCGCCTCGGCGAGCTGCCTCGGGCATGTCGACAAACCCCGGAAACGGCGGCTCCCATCGAGCGACTTTGTACTCGGCGGTGCTGCAGGCTTCGATCCAGGCGAGCGGCAACAAGACGCCATCGCCCTCGCGCGGGATCGCGTCGAGCTCTTCCCGCATAGCTTCGACGCGGGAGCCATATGACCGCCTGATCTTGCGGTACCATTCGGCCTTGGCTTCGGGGGTGGGCGTCCACCCGCGGACGAGGCAGACTCGTTCATAGAGCCCATTGCGGACCGCATCATCGAACGTCGCCCGATGGATCGAGTAATCGTAGATGCCCTGGCGGCTTTCCTTGATCAGCTCGTTGAACGCGTTGAGGTTGCCATTGTGCGTCGAGATGATGCGGATCGTACCGCCCCAAATGAGCAGCGCGTTGCACGCGTCGATGACCGCCGCCACGTTCCGGTGGAACGCCGCCTCGTCGATTACCACGCGACCCTGGAGACCGCGGATGTTAGCGGGATTGCTGGACAGCCCAACGATCTGCTCGCCGGACCCGAACCGAATGCGATAGGCAGCGATGTCGCGGCTCGACCCGTCTTCCTGGACATCTTTGAAAACGAACTCCTCGACGACGAGCAGTTCCTTTGCCACCGTCTGGGCGAAGCGTGCGCACGTCGCGACGAACTCCAGGCCTTTCTCCCTGGTGTCGCCGATATAGTAGGTGGTCTCGCCGCCGGCCGACTTGCTGGCCATGGCGATTAAGGTGCTGTCGAGCGCCTCGGCATAGGTGAAGCCGGTCCGGCGTCCCTTCTCAGCCAGCTTGAGCGGCGAGTGGTCGTTGCACCAGTCCTTCTGGTGCTGCATCAGGATGCCGTCCGCGAGCGGATCGTGGCCCGCCGGCGGCAGCATCCCGGGGAGAAGGTCATCGACCGGCGAGCGCGGTGGTGGCTGGCTTGCGGTCGGCAACGTGTCCGATGGAGGAGCGGCCCCGAGCATCAGCTCAGCCCCAGCACTTTGCGACGGAGATCCGCGATGACGTCTGCGGACACGCCCGCCTCGCGCGCCACCGTCTCAGCTCGATCGGCTGCCTGTTCGATACGCTTCTCAAACTCGCGCTCGAGCTGGCGTCGATACTCGGCAGATTGCTTCTGGGCGCCGGTGGCGGACTGGACTGCGCGCGCCAGCTCCATCAGGTCCTTGGCAGCGAGCTTCGCTCCCTCGGTTTCGACAAGCTTCACCGCCGCGACCTTGATCATCTCAGCTACGGTGATGGTCATTTTGTCGGCGCTGTCGGCTCCTAGCACGTCGACCAGCTCGCGCGAGAGCCGCATGGTTTCGTCGAGCTCGCGGAACTGGATGGCCTTGCGCACGGAGTAGCGGGAGAACGAACCGTTGCTGACGGGCTCAATCCCATGGACGGCGAGCCGCATGTTGAAGAGATCGAGCAGTTCGTTCTGCGGCCGCTCGTTGGCTCGCAACTCCTGGTTCAGCCAGAGCAGGTCGAGCTGCGCCTCTTCGGGCAACATATCGAGACGGGAAAGCCGCCCCCGTCCCCGACGCGATTTGCGCTCAACCTCCTCCATCTGTCAGCTCCCCAGCGAGGGGCGGAGCACGCCGTCAATGAAGGAACGGCGCTCGACGTGGTCGAGGCCGGAGCGAGTGAGCGTCGCCACCAGCACCGTTCCGGCCTCGTTGATGTGGATGGCGCCCAGCTCCTCGAGCTTGCGCAGCTGGGTTCTAATCCATTCGCGCGACCGACGATGCCCGAACACGTCGAGCACCTTCTCCAGCAGCACCTCGTTGAGGCGACCGTCTCCGCGCTCGGCCTGTGACGCCAGCTCCTTCAGGATCACCAATCGGGCGTCCTGGGTGAGATGTTCTTCGTAGTTCATGCGGCTGCCCCTTTGCCCTCAGTGCGCATGTAGTTGTCGAGGTTTCCGACCGTGTGGCCGATGCCCGTGACCTTCTCCTCGAGCCGACCGACCGTGCCCTCGAGCCGCACGATTACTAGCTGCAGGTCATGCATCTCGTTCTTGCTGGGGAGGTGCTGGAGATCGTTCTCGACCCGGCTGATGCGCCTGTCATGGTCGGCTAGGCTGGCTGCCGCGGAAGCGAGGGCCTCGGCCGTGTGAGCGGCCGCCAACAGCTGCAGATCGATGGTGTCGAGGCGCTTCGCCAGGTCGGCAATTTCCTTGCGAGCCGCTGCGTTCTTCGTGGCGATCCAGGTGTAGATCGCACCGGCCAACGGGGCGACCACCGAGATCACCGGAACGACAACCCCAATGATGCTCTGCATGGTGTAGAAATCCATCGGCTAGTTCCCCCGTTCCCGCAGGCTCTGACAGTCGAAACAGCGACAAGCCGAGGGCAGCGCCGCCTTGCGTGCCGGGTCGATCGCCTCCCCGCAGTCGATGCAGTCCGCGGTCCCGGCGCCGTCCAGCGCCGCCACGGTGCGGGAGACTGCCGCGTCGCGCTCTTGCTCGGTGCGCTGCTCGGCCAGTTCGATGGCGCGATTGCCCGGATTGATCACTGCTGCCGCCCGTTGCTTTCGCCACGGAGACCGGTGCGGATGTCTTCGTTGAGCTGCCAGCACCGACGCTTCGTCGGGTTGATCTCCACCGTGATGTAGGCCTCGTATCGGTCGATACCGATCAGGGCCTCCTGGCCGACCAGGTCTTTGCGCGGTAGCAGTTCGTATGCCTCGCGGCACTCGCGCGGCTGGGGTGCGATGGTGACCCCGGCATTGACGGTTCCCTGGCGTGCACCGGCTTCCTGGCGCAGCGCATCACCGGCCCGGTTTGCGGCGCAGCCAGTCAAAATCATCATCGGTAACAACAAAGCTGCGGCCCTGGCCGCGGAGCTCCAGTTCATGGTCGGCTCTCTCCTGGTCTGACTGGTCGGCGGCTGCACGGCGCGCGGCTTCACCGGCGGCAAGAGCGGCCTCGTAAGTCTGGATGGCGTCGTCCATCACGGCCCGCTGGCGGGCCCGCTCAGCGGTGACTGCCTGCTCAACGTCGCGGACGAACTTCATGGTGAGCTGGTGACGTTCGGCGAGCGCCGCCTGCCGCGCCACCTGCGGATTGTCGACGAAGGCGTTGTAGGCCAGCAGCGCGATGAGCATCGCGCCGGCCGGCCCGATCACCTTCAGGATGGTGCCGAGGAGGGGCGGCACTAGCGGCTCTCCCTGACACCGGCTAGGCACATCGCGTGCGAGGCTGCTCGCCGCCGCTCCAGCCCGCGCACTACCGCGCCGCCCGCTCGCACCCACTTCAACAGCTGGTCGCACGCGGCGCGAAGCTCGCCGGCGTTCGACAGCTTGACCAGGGTCGACTTGCAGAACGCACCCCAGCCCACGTTGTAGGCGAGCTCAAGCAAGGAGGCTTCGACCTTGGTCGGCACCTCCCGCGTCATGCAGGCGCGCATCTTCGTGCTGTAGAGGCGAAGGTTATTGAGCAGACGCTGATCGCATTCCGCGTTGGTTGCGACCTGGCCCGGCTTCACGTTGTTGGTGTCGCCGTCGCAGATGGTCCAGACATCGACGATGTCCTGGTAGGCGACGAGCTCGCGCCCTTCCCAGGGCTGGATGAACGCGGCAGCGACGGTGAGCACCACCGCGGCGCTGGCGCCGGCTAGGCCGATCGTACGTCCCTTCATCGCTGACCCCGTAAGGAAATGGCGCGCCGACGTGGCGCGCTTCATGGGGAGCAATGTGCGCGGGCGCGCGGGCCTAAAGCATCCGCGCACCCGCGCGGGTGTTACAGCGGGAGGTTCAACTGATTGGGGGAGGATCGCGGGCCGAGCCAGCGGCGGACGGTGGCGACATCGGCGCCGATCATGCTGGCAATTTTGTTGTCGCTCACCCCATCATCGCGCAGGGACTTCGCGACCCACTGGCGGGCAAGCGGCACTTTGATGTAGCCGTGCCCCATCGCCTGCGCAAGACGTTCGACAGACTCCGCGCCGATCGCCTTTGCGGCGGGCGTATCCGCCCCCGATCGCAGCGGCAGGTAGACCTGCGACCCGCCTAGGGCGAGGAATAGGGCGACGGCCTTATCTGGGCCGATGGCTTCGACGTAGGGAGCGACGTGTGCGGGGATCATTGGTCGACCCACCAGGGCGCGCGCCGACCAAACAAAGTCGGCTCGGATTGCTGATCGTCTGGGCGCTGTGGAAGTGCCGACTTCACAGCGAGTTCACGCTGCAGTTCTTCGCGCACCAGAGCACGCAACTCCTGGGCATACGCGCGGCGTTTCTCGCCGCGCGATGGTCCCCATTTGAGGTGTCGCACTAGCTGCTGCTGGCGCGCGACGAAGCCGGTCATCAGCGCCCCTCCGACAAGAAGCGAATGCGCTCGCCCAGGGAGTTCATCGTGGCCTGCCGGGTGTCGGCCGACATCGTGGGAAAGCTCGCGATGTCGTGGCCGGCGACGGTGTCGATCAGGATCGGCAAGCCGGTGATGGCGTTGCAGTTCCGCTCCCATTCCAGCCGCAGCCGCCGCACTTGGGCGGCCAGGACGCAATCGGCTGGGTCCTGATGCTCCTTCCAGTCGACGCCGGCGGAACGCTCGAGCCAGCCCTTGAGGGCCTCGATCGCTTTCATCGCGTCGGCCCCATGCCGAAGGAACCGGACATGGTCAATGCCGGTCTGGCGCCGAACGAAGGCGAGGAGCGCGCGGTCATCGCGATCGCGGACCAGGCCGAGGTTCCAGCCAGCGATCCAGAGGGCCTGCAGCTTCGGCGCGAACTTCCCTTCAAGTGGCTTTCGACGACCTGTCGAAGCCCCCTTGAAGCCACTCGCGCGGAAGTGCTCGAGCACCGCCTGACGTTCGAGCTCGGTCATGTTGGCCGAGGACGACTTGCCGGTGATCTGCACCAGGGCCGCACGATAGGTGTCATCGTCCAGGGCGAGCTGCTTCTTGGCAACGTGCATGGCTGCGATCGACCGGCTCATGATGCCGCTCCCCGCCGCGCCCTCAACTCGGCGTTGGCCATATCCAGTTGCGTCAGCGGAAGTTCGGTCGGCAGGCTTGCGGTGGCCCCGTGTCGTGCGAGGTATTCCCGAACGACGCGGCCCCACATCTTGCGGCCCCATGCTGTGCCCTGATGGGCGGGCCATCCCTTGCCTTTCAGCGCCCTCCGTCTCGTCTTGAGGTCGGCGTCTGCCGGGAGCGTGGCATGGATCTGCGCCACCACGAGTTCGCAGTTCTCGCGCCAACTCATCGGGAGTCTCCCTCGGCAAGAGCGGTTAGCCCGTTGGTCCAGAGGTCGAGCGTGGCCCGATGGTGGTCGGGCAGCTGTCCGTTCGGCAGGCGGATCGCGCTCAGTGATGCAATCCGCATGTGGATGAACAGCAGCCCCATTTTGAAGCCGGCCTTCTGGCAAGCGCTGATGAGCGCCTCTGATTTCTGCAACAGCAGCGCGTCGGGCAGGCGCAACAACACGAGCGCGCGCCGGGCATCGCTACTGGCGTTGATGATCTCCGCTGAACGAAGAACCCCTGATCGCGCAGCCGCCTCGTACGCGGTAGCCGGGGCAGCGAGAGGCGAGCCGTCTTGGCAGTGTGAGTGTGGGCCAGCGCGTTCATAGGCCAGCTCCAAACCCGACGCGGCGGCGAGCCGCAAAGCACCAGTTCTTCAACGCCATGGCCGGGTCGATCGTGCTGCTGCTGCGCAGGCCCGCGAGCGTCATCGCTGTGCTGGTGCCGATCTCGCCGAAGCGCGCGCCCTCTGTTTCGATGAGGAAGTCTTGCAGATCGCGGATGGCCAACCGGCGCTCCGACATGTTCTCGACCTTCAGCGTGGGGAGTTGCTCGAGCCTCGACTCTATGAGCTCGATTAGCTGGATGAGTTCCAGGCGGGTGTCGCTTCGCATCAGCAGCTCCCGCCCTTGCCGGCGCATTCAATGGCAAGCCACGCGAACCAGCCGAGATTGAGCAGCACCACAACGCCGGCTAGCACCAACGCCAGGACCCATGGGAAGTGACGGTTCTTGTCCATCCGATCCTCCCTTAGGCCTGTGCCAGGGCGATCGTCACCGACCGCCAGTCCGCCTCTGTCGACGCCCGCATGCCGAACCGGACGTACTCTTTCCGCCCCACCACCCGCATGGCGTTGGTGATGGCAGCCATCGCCCGGCGCCACCGGGGATCGTCGATCTCCAGCCGCAGCAGCATGAAGATCTCCGAGCGGTTGATCTTGCCTTCCTTGTCCGTGTTGAAGGCGCGGGTCACCACGGCGCGGATCTCGGGCCGGGCGTCCGCCGACCATTCCGTCAGACACTCGTCGAGCAGCGACTTCGCTATCTGCAGCTCCGGCCCGAAGTCGATGAAGTCGGCTACCTGGACGGTGACCTTAAAAAGGGTGTCGACTGTCATGTAGGTCCGGTTGCCCTTGCCTTTGTTGCCTCGCTTGACCAGGCCGTATTCCTGCTCGAGGAGGCGATCGAGGTCGGCGAGGTCCGCCATGCAGTGCGCCTTGAAGCGCTCGATCTGATCAGACAGAGCTATTGCAAAGCCCATCACCTTGCGGACCGTTTCGTCCTGCAGCTTGTCGGCTGGCTTTACGAGGGCGAGGGGCACGAGCGCGCCGCGGCTGTCGGGCATGTAGTTCTGATCACCGACCTGGACGACGCCGTTCGGGATCTCGGCGGGCACGAAGTTACTGGTCGCTTCCATTTGGAAACTCCTGTTCGAAGATGCGTTTGAAGGTGTGGAAGGCCAGCTCGCGGGCGAGCCCGACCTTGAGCGGGGCGTAGCCGTCCGGCCCCTTGGCGAGGGTGTGTGCTGCCTCGGCATCGATCAGCGCGCGGACGGCGCCGGCGAGGTCGTCGGAAATTTGCGACCGCTCCTCGGCGTCGAGCAGCGCCTGGCAGATGGCCAGCATGTCGCTCGTGGCGACGGTGAAAAGGCGGTGCCGATCGGCAACGACGGCACGCGCGATGGCGACGGGATCGCGCAGCGTCATTTCGCACCACCTTTCATGGCGCGGATCGACGCGATGTAGGTGGGCAGACGGGTCTCGACGATGCCGGCCAGCAACGCCTTAGCCGCGTCATCACCGGTCGGCTTCAAGGCGTGTGCTGCGACACTTGCGACGTGCTGCACGCTGAGGTTGCAAACCACTTCCAGCAACAGCACCCGGTCTGTGCCCCGCTCAGTTTCAGCCTGCAGCCAGTCTTGCAATGCGGTGCCGATCGGCGAGGCGAACGCCCGTCCCAGGCAAGCCACGTAAGAGTCGGGAGACGTAAGCAGATCGGTGAGGCGATCCATCCCCCCGGCGGTGTCGAGGTTGAAGGCGACGACGTTGCTCATGCCGCACCGCCTTCCGGCGACAGGGAAGGCCGGCGCACGATCGGCAGGACCGTCACGATGCCATCGGCGATCCCGCCCTCCAGGGCCTCGCGCCGTGCCTTGTCGTTCCATCGCGCTCGGTCGACGATCGTCTCCAGGTGGCGGGCCTCGTCACGCATGAGGCGCAGGCCGGTGAGTAGCACCGCTACGTCAGCGCGGGTCCAGACGAGGCCGGTCCTGGTAGTGGGCTCGATCTTCTCGATCAGCGCCTCAAGGCCGTCCGAGAGGGTTGCCTGCTGCAAGGTGGTAGCCATCAACCCAGCTCCACATCGCGGTTGGACCAGGCGCCGCGCAAATCGGCGAGGGTGAGTGCGCGGCCGGCTCCCTGGGCGACCATGCGGGCGAGCTTGATGGTCATATCGACCTGCCCGAGCGCGCCCGGCTTCATGCCCACGCCCATCAGGTACTCGACCTGCGAAGGCTCAGTGATGCCCCAGCCTTCAATGAAGGTGGCGAGATCGTCGGCGGTCGGACGGTCCAGCTTGATGCGCTTGAAGATGCGTCGCGTCAGCTGGCCGTACTTCTCGCCCTTGCCCCACTGCGAGAGCCGGGCATAGGTCGCCGAGTTACCGAGCAACGCGACTCCGCACCGACACGCTGGATCGTCAACGAAGTGGCGCAGCTGGTTGATTGCATCGTCATTGAGGTTCTGAGCCTCGTCGATCACCAAGAGAGTCCCGTCGCCGGTGCGCTGCAGCCGGCGTGCAATAGCCCGCACCAGCCGCGATGCGCTCCGTTCCTCGACGCCGATGGTCGCGGCGATCTCGGCCAGCATGTTGTGAATGGTGCGGGTGTGCGGAGAGATCGTCACCAAGTGGGCGTTGGCGTGGGTACGGATGTACTCGCGACCCGCGAAGGTCTTGCCGACACCGGCCTCGGCCGTGACCATCACCATCGTGCCCATCACTTGGGCGACCGACAGCATGCGTTCGACCTCGATCGAGAAGCCGAGCTGCAAGTAGCCGGGACTCACCGGGACGCTGGCCGCGACCTCCTCGACCTGGTCGAGATTGCCGAGCCAGGTGGCGATGCGCTCATTCACGCTGTCGAACCGGCCGGCGTAGGTGCCGGAGTGCCACTGGCTGAAGGTGCCGTGACCGACGCCCGACCGGCGAGCGGCCTCGGCCTTGGCCCAGCCGCGCTCGGCCATCACCTGGTTGACCTGCACCAGCAGCGCCTCGCGGCGGCGCATGTCCTCTGTGCTTCGCCCGTTGCCGTGGCTTGCGATTGCTTCAGTGGTCATCTAGTTGTCCTTCTTGTTACGGTTGACTTCCGGCCCTCCCAGCTCCTGGCCGAGCTGAGAGGGCCATTCGTTTTCTCAGGCCCCGCGTCGGGCGGTGCGCTGGGAAATCAGGTCGACGACAGCGCCGAAGCTGTCCTCGTGTTCGGGGGTCCAATCGGGCTGCGCCTTGAGGGCAGCATTGCCGCGCGTGGCGAGCCGGGTAACGGCAGGCCGCTGCGGCTTCACGTCGGGCTTGGCCGTGGGTGCGTAGAGCTCGCCCAGCTGCTCGGGCTTCATCGTCACGTGCAGGTCGCGGAGCTTGCGTTGGGTCTTCTGGAACTCGCCGCGCTGGCGGGCGTGGAGCTGAGCCGCGTTGGCGTCGAGGAAGTCGACATCACCGATGGCCTGCGCCGTGGTGAGCAGCCGCCCCTTGCGGTCGTAGACCTTGATGTCGCGAGACAGATCGTCGGGGTCGAACCGAACGTGCACCTTGCGGCCGGCGAACTCGACCATTGCAGGCGACCAGTACCGGTTGCCGAGCAAATGGATCTCGCCGTTGCCGCGCTGGGCGGTAATCTCCTCGGCCATCAACAGCCAGAGGTCGCGCTGTTCCGCGGTCGGCCAGCGGACGATGGTGTCGGGTAGCGCAAGCGACTCGGCAAAGGTCTGATCGAAGCTGCGGCCTTTGGCCGTCTCGGACTTGCGACCGACACGAGCATTGTGCTCGGCAATCTGACCGTCGACGAACGCTTTGAAGGCGTCCCATTCGATCGCCCGTGTGCCGTAGTCCTCGGGTTTGGCCATGGGGTTCGGCCCGGTGTAGGCGCCGGCGCAGAACGGGTGCTTCGCGATGTCCTCGCAGAAGTCGCGCCAGGCGCGTTCGATCGGCTTGGCCTGACCGTGATACGGGGTGGCCCAATGGACGGCCACGCCAAGATTGGTCAGCAGTCCCTGGGGTTCGTCGTCCCGCACCTTGAACCGGTAACGGTTGGCGGTGCCGCCAGTGATCCACTTGCTGGCGAAGCCTCGGCCGTTGTCGAGGATCATGTGCTCGGGGATGCCGAACTTCTCGACCATGTCGCCGATGGCGAGGCGCACTGACACCCGGCTCTCGGTTTCGTCGAGACGCCAGCCGACGAACTTGCCGGAGTAGATGTCCTGGATGGCGACTAGCGTCGGCCGGAACGGCGCGCCGTTGCCGTTGGGCTTGCGCACGAACACGTCGAAGCGGTGGCCGTCGATGTTCACCAGCGTCATGGCGCGCAGGTTCATGCGGGTGCGGCGCTGGGCGGGATAGATGGCCTTGGCGTTGTCGGCGCCCTTGCGGGACAGCGTGATGACGGCTGCCGGCACTTCGGCGTTGAGCCGGCGCCGCAACGCCATTTCGCTCGGGATGGGCGCCCAGCCCAGTCGGGCAGCGGCGGTGACCATGCGGCGATAGCAGGCTGAGAAACCCGGCTCGCCCGGCCGCAGGTAGTCGGACTTGAGCGCTGCCCAGGCTTCGGGATGGCACTCGGCGAATTGCGCGGTGGGCCGGTACTCCGGTGCCAGGGCGGCGAGCCAGTCGGCACGGTTGTGGCTGCGCACCGCCGCAAGCCAATTGCGCAAGGTCGAGGTCGAGACGCCGGCATCGGTCGCGGCCAGCGCTGCGGCGGCAACCAGCGTCATGCCGGTGTCCATCAGGCGGCGGGCCGCGGTTACCGCCTGCAGGCGATCCGCACAGGTCCGCTTATGCTCATCAGTCAGCGCGTCATAACGCTGCCAGAGTGGCGAGCGCACCGGCGCCGGCTGCTGCACGGGTTGAGCGGCCAGGAGAAGCCGAACCTGCGTCGAAGCAGGGAACAGGGTCAGGTGGTAGACCCAGCCCTTACCCTCGCGACGAGCGCGGTCCTCGCGATCGCGCCAGCCCTCTGCCGCGACGATCTTGCCCCAGCCGCGCGCGGTGGCGGGCATGGTCGGATCGCCGGCCGCGGCGGCGTCGTCGAGGCTGAACCACTCAATGGAGGCTGTCATGGCACACATCGAAACTGTGAAGGGATTGGCAAGAAGCCATGCCGTCATCGGCGATGACGATGAGGGCTAAGGCGGCAACGACGGCGTAGAGGCCGATCAGCAGGAAGCGGTTCGAGATCATGACCGGACCCTCACCAGGTCGAACCCGAGCGAGTTGAGCGCGGCTCGGATGGCCTTCTCGTCCTGCTTGAAGTGCTCGACCGTGGCGGTAACGCGCCCCTTGAAATCGAGCTGGCTGTAGCTCGACACCGCCTGCTGCCAGTGGTCGAAGGCCGGCGCCTGCTGCTTAGGCTCCTCGCCAACGACTTCCTTGATCGGCGTGCCGGCGCCGAGCTTCTTCAGCGCCTTGGTCTGGGCAGCCGGGTCCTTGGCGAGGATCGTCATCAACGCGAAGAAGTCGCCCTGGGCAGCGTCGAAGGCCTCGGCCCCGCGCGCCAGCTGCTCCTCGGGCAAAGCCGCAAGCTTGAGCAACTGGCTCTGGTTGCGGGCGATCTTGGAGCGGTGAAGTCGCTCGGCGAGGCCGTCTGGTTTGGTCAGCGCGGTGCCGATCTGGAGCAGTCGCTTCACCTGGTCGTGCGACAGGTCGAAGGTATCCATGGCGTGGGCGGTGAACCCGGCTACCAGCGCACCGAGGCTCTCGCCCTTCTTCGCCTGGAACTCCGCCGACTTGCGGTCACCGCCGCGGCCGAGCTGCAGGCCATCGGCCTCGCAGGCCGTCCGGTACGCGGTGACCATCACCGCCCGGGCGAAATGCGAGTGCTTGCCACCCGCGAGGTTCTCCTCGATCTCGGCGAGGAGCGCCTGTTGTTCCGACATGGCCAGGACGCTGAAGTGCGCGCCTTCCTGCAACTGTTCGATGCCGAGGATCTCGAACGCGCGAAGCCGGTGGCGCCCGAAGATGAGCTTCCAGCCCTTCGCGCCGTTGGGCGTCTGGCGGATGCCGATGGGGTGGAATGCCTGATCGTGCAGCGCCATGCTGGCGGCGAGTTCCTGGGCGACTTCCTCCCGCAGAGGCAGCAGCCGGCCGTTCACGTCGATATCGCCGAGGGCGATAGTGAGGGGCTTCTTGCTCATCGCTGCGCCCTCACGTCGGCCAGTATCCGGGCCTTGTGGGCGGCAACCTCTTGCTCGTGAGCTTCGAGCAGCTGCAGGTCGATGAGAGCTTTGTAGCGCTTAGGCACGACGACAAACCCCAGTAGTTCGGGAATGAAACCGAGCAGCTCGTGCGCGCCGGTGGCGTCGACGAGTGCAATGAAGGCATCGAGCGGGATGCGGTGGTTCTCGCTGGCTTCGGAGGCCCATTTGTCGAGGATGTCCTCGGTGACCTTGCGCCCCAACTCGCCAGTCATGCGGTGGGCGATCTCCGCCCGGCTCAGCCCGCGATCGTCGCGAGCATCACGCAGGGCTCGAGAGATCAGCCGGGCGATGCGGTTTGCCAGCGGACCCTTGCCGGCCACCTCGTCGGCGTATCCGACAGTGACCTGCGGGGGCTCCCAGGCGAACGGGTCGCGCCTCTTGTCAGCGTCGCCGATCATTTCTGACAAGCGCCCTGCTGAAGGCCGTGGTTAGGTCCCGGCCCATGAGTAAGAAGAAAGCGCGTACCACTGAACCCCGGCCGGTCCCCGACCTGTTCGTCACCGCTGTGACGATCGACGGCACGGCCGAGTACATCCGCCTCACCGGCTGGGTGGCTCATGCGACCGACATGGCCCCCGAAATCCACGGCCCCGAGCGCCGCATAGTGGCGCGCCTGGTGATGCCCCAGTCGACGGCCCGAGATCTGCAACACGGATTGCGGAAGAAGCTGCCGCAAAGTGATGGGCAATGAACAGGTCACGCCGCCACCTCGTCGAAGAACCACGCGTCATCCCATTTGAGGCGACGGCGGCGCGCTTCCTTTCGGATGCGCTTGAGAGCGGGAAGGGAAGGAGCGCAGTCGTCGTTTTCCCAGCGGGAGATCGTGGCTTGCCGCACGCCGGCGATGCCGGCCATCTCGACCTGAGTGACGCTGAATATGGCGACGCGGATATGACGGAGCTTGTTCATCCACATATGGATACCCGCAAATGGATAAACAGTCCACTAAGGAGTTCTGAATTCGGATTGGGATGTGGATATCCATATGCGTATAATTCCGGGATGGATGTATCCGCGGTGCTGCAAGCAATTATGGTCGCTCGGGGCTGGACCCAGGAGGAGCTGGCTGACGAACTCGAGGCGGGTCAGTCCTCGATTTCGCGTTGGCTGAATGGCGGTTCCGAACCTGGCGGCCGGACTATGGAACGCATCCGGCAGCTCGCCATCGAATCACGAGTGGTTCCTCGGGAGACGGAGCCCAGTGCCAGCAACATCGCGCCGCTGATGGGACGTGTGGGCGCCGGCGCTCAGATAGATGTCGAGTACGAGCAGGTACCCGAAGGTGGATATGAGACGGTGGAGCTCCCTATGGCTTACTCCGATCCGGTCGTCGCATTTGAGATCGAGGGGGAGTCTCAGCTGCCGGTGTATGAGCCAGGCGAAATCATCGTGTGTTTGAGGGACCAGGTGCGGGCAACCGATCACTACATCGGGCAGCGGGTGGTGGTGCGTACTACTGCCGGCCTGCGGTATCTCAAGCGGCTTACTCGCGGCATGGCTCGTGGCACCTACAATCTCGAGAGCTGGAACGCGCGGACAATCGAGGGGGTCGGGATCGAATGGGTCGGAGAGATTGTAGGGACAGTTCCGCCGAATGCGGTGAAGCGCATGGTGCGGCAACAGATCAGGAAAGCAGCACGCAAGGCCGCCGCGAAGTCAGTGGGTTCGGATACGTGAGTAAGAGGGGGTAGTTGGCAGGTGCTGCGACTTCTTGGGGCCATCCTCTTCCTCATCGGGCTCATCCTGGTGCTGACCATCGTCGGATGGTTCATCGGCGTGTGGTTCATGCTTTTCGGCGTGATTATGCTGGTCTTCGGTGGAGGCCGGCGCGTGGTCGTTCACTACCGAGACCGTCCCAGCCGACGCGAGAAAGTCGCGAAGGCCAAAGCACCAGCGGCTCCCCCCGCGCTAGCAGCAGCCCGTCCATTGCGTGACGATGCTGCCGACGACTTCTCATCCGCCGTGATGCTCTACCAGAAGCACACGGGCCTCTCGGCGCCTGGCGATGCCATCCGTATGCTCGCCACGGACGCGCTGCGCCGAGAGGGGTTCTTGAGGTAATCACCGTAGGGGCGCGCAGCGGCCCGGCAACCGGCCGGCTGGTGTGCTTGTCCGCAGGGACGGGGCTCGCCGCCGTCCTGGCTGTCAAATCGGCTGTCAAATCCCCATCGGAGCGACGGCCATCGTCCGATCCTGCATCGCGCTTGTGTTCGATGCCGGGTTGAGGCATGCCTTGGCACGCCTTCGCGCTGCGCTGATCGACCCACCCGCGCAGCCACGTCGATGTTTCCCCACCACCGCCACCCCTAGCTTTCGATCCACGGCCCGCGCTGACGCGAGGCCTGTTCGGCCATCAGCGCGGATCGCCCTGGCCATGGATCAACGGAAGCTAGGAGGGGCGATATGCCCAAGCTCACCCTCACCCTGACCGAGGCGCGCGAAAAGATGGCCGCCAGGCAGGATGAACTCGGCAAGGTGTTTGCCGAGGCCAAGGACTCTGACGGCAAGTACGATTTCAAGCTGATCAGCAAGGACACGCTGAAGTCGGTGCTCGGCGACAGCAACCTGACCGACACCATCGATATCGCCAAGCGCATCAACGAAAAGGACGCCGAGCTCAACGAGCTGGGCGAGTACGTCGAAACTCTCGAGGCGAGCGAGAAGGCCGCCGGCAATCACGCCGACCGGCAGCGGGTTCGGGGCCATGTTCCCCAGCTAGGGCAGAAGGGCGAGCGGGAACGCCCGCGCGTAAAGTCCCTGGGCGAACTGTTGGCCGAGGAGAAGGCTTACGAGGACTGGGTGAGGCGCGGCACCCCTGGCGGCATCGACTTCTCCTGGGACGTGATGCCCTCCGACCTGATCGCCAAGGCGATGGGCTACGAGACCTTCGGCAGCAAGGCGCTGATGTCGACCGCTGCAGGGTTCGCTCCCGAGAGCCTGCGTCTGCCGGGCTTCGTTGAAGCTGCGACGCGCCCGATCCAGTTGCTCGACATCATCCCGATCAGCCCGACCAGCCAGGCGGCGATCAAGTACATGGAGGAAACCACCCGCACCCATGCCGCGGCCGAGAAGGCCGAAGGTGCGGCCTATGCCGAGAGCACGTTCGCCTTCACCGAGAAGTCGTCCGACGTGCGCAAGATCACCGACAGCCTGCCCGTGACCGACGAGCAGTTCGAAGACGTTCCCATGATGCAGGGTTACGTCAACGGCCGGCTGATCTTCGGCCTGCGGCAGCGCTTCGACACGCAGGTCTATGTCGGCGATGGCACCGCGCCCAACCTGCGCGGCCTCGTGAACGTTGTCGGCATCCAAACGCAGGCCAAGGCCGCCGACCCGGTGCCTGATGCCTTCTTCAAGTCGATGACGAAGGTTCGCGTCACCGGCCGGGCTATCCCGACGCACCACGTGATGCATCCCACGGACTGGCAGAACGTCCGGCTGCTGCGGACCGCCGACGGCATCTATATCTGGGGCTCGCCCAGCGAGGCCGGCCCGGAACGCATGTGGGGGCTGCCCGTCGTCCAGAACGATGCGCGTGCGGCCGGCTCGGGCATGGTCGGCTCGTTCCAGCCGGCCTGGATCAGTGCTTTCGAACGCTCGGGCGTCGACATCCAGATCGGCTACGTCGGCAACCAGTTCGGCGAGGGCAAGCGCACCGTCCGCGGCGATATCCGTGCCGCCCTGGTGGTGTTCCGCCCGGCAGCCTTCTGCGACGTGACCGGCCTCTAAGCCGCTACTTGTCTCTCGGGCGCCCTGGCGACGGGGCGCCCGCCTCCCACTCACCGGAGCATTCCGACCATGCCGACTATCACTGGATTTGCCACGCCAGTCGGCTGCGCCCTGATCAACGGCGGCGTAGCCGGCGAGCACAAGGTGCCGGGCAACCTGAAGCCGGGCGACGCGCTGCTGTCGGTCGAGCACATCAGCGCCGGCTCACCGCCCACCCGCGTCGACCGCACCGCCGAGTTCATCGTCTCGGCAACCAAGGCCGGCGTCGTCTCGAATGTCGCCGGCACCAACACCACCGGTGGCTGGCTGCACGTCACCTGGGCGAAAGCCGAGTAACCAGAAAGGATCAGCGCCATGCATGCGCGCGAACGCCTCTACTTCACTGCCGACAAGCAGAGCCTCGTCGGTGAGGGCAGCCCGAAGGCTGCCTTCCTCTATGCCGCCCTGGGTGACGAAATCCCGGCCAGCGCGGCCGAGAAGTTCGGCTTGGTCGACGGGAGGCTGAAGCCCAAGGGCACTGCCCGTGTCGAGACCCTGCTGGGCTCCAGTATTCTGCCGGCCATGGTGGAGATCGCCCCCGGCAAGTCGGTGCAGCTCGGCAACATCCTGGCAGCTGCTCACAAGGCGAGCAGCCTGAGTGCCGACGACTGGAACGCTCTGCCGGAGGCGGATCGCGAGGCCCGCCTCGAGAAGGCCATCGAGGCGATGCGCGCGAAGTTGCCCGCGCCGAAGGCAGGCAAGATCAAGGCTGCTTCGAAGGAACAGAAGCCGGCTGATAATAAGGAACAGAAGCCGGCCGAGACGAAAGAACAGGGTGGCGGCGCGCCCACCACCTAACCCTGATACCCCGAGCGCGCCCGCCGACAGGCGCGGATCAACGAGAGGAGCTGCAGCGGCGGGGCGGCTCCTCAACTCATAGGTATCTGCGATGACGTTGCTCGATCGAGTGAAGGAACGGACCGGTGCCGAGCTCAGCGACAGCGAGCTCACCGACATGATTGCCGGCATCGCAACCGAGATTGAGAGCCGCTACGGTCCAACCGGCGAGATCTCGGTGACGATCGGCGACCCCGACATTAGCCATCGGTCGCTGGCCACCCTGAAGCTACAGCGGCCGATCGACGAAGCTCTGCCCATCGCCATAGTCGAGATCGACCCGGCCGACAGTGGGCAGGCCGAGGCCGAAACGGAACTGGCCCCGGCCGATTACCGGGTGCTGCACACTGGGCGCACTCTGCAGCGGCTGACCGGTGGCCCAAACGGTCAGAAGTTCTGGGCGCCGTTCGTGCGGGTCACATACACGCCGATCGGCTCGCAGGCGGCGCGCGACGACGTGACCATAAAGCTGATGCAGCTCGACCTGGGCTACCGCGGGCTGATCAAGAGCGAGCGGGCCGGCGACTATCAGTGGTCGGGGTCGCTGGCCAGCGACAGCTATGCCACGGAGCGCGAAAACCTGCTGGCCAGCCTCGCAAGCGGCAACCGCCTGGTGATGGCATAGATGACTAGCGATGATGAGGCCGCCAGGGCGATCAGCGTTGCCGAACGCATCGTCGAAGTGCTTGGGTCGGAGACCGACAGGACATTGGCGCTGGCTGGAATGGCCATGGCCACGGCGTGGTTAGTGACGCGGCATGCGTCGAGCGAGCCCGAGGCCGAGCAGTTGCTCGAGGCGATGGGAGCGACGACACGGGAGCAGCTCGGCGTCACCTGGGAGGGCATGATCAATTGATCGGCGGGCGCCTGACCATGCGTGCTGTCGTCGAGCGCAACACGGCATCGGGCAAGGACAACTGGGGGCAGCCGGTGGCAGCCTCTTGGACGGTCATCGGTACCGTTCGATGCTTCGTCTGGTCGAACCAGAGCCGCGAGCTCGTCGACGGCGACAAGACTGCCATGGTCGAGGATATGCGGGCGATGTTCTCCCTGGGCGCCGACATCGCCGACGATGACCAGATCTCGGCGGTCACCGATGCACGGGGAAACGTCATCATCCCCGGTCGCCTCAAGGTCGAGGGGCCGGTGCAGCGCAAGCATACGCATCGGGAGGCCGCTCTGAAGCGGATCGACTGAGATGTGTTCCCGCGTCGCGTCAAATGTCGCCGAGAAGCCGCAGGATGCGAGCGGCCTCGTCGAGCAAGTCGAGCGCACGCTGATAGGACGCGCCGACGGTCCTCGGATCGGAAAGACCCTCGCAGGCGATCAGTATGTAGTGGTGAGCGAGTTCGCGCATGGCGCACCTCCGTGGCGTTTTGGATCGGGTGACGCCGCGTCACTATCAGGGCTCTGCTTCGCTAACTCAACCCACCCAACGAGGTGCTCCATTGGCAGGTAAGACCAAATCGCTCAAATGGTACGGCAAGGCCGTCACCCAGAAGATGGAAAAGGCGCAGGTCGAAGGCGTCAACCGGACCATGCAAGCCTGCGTTGTCCGCGCCAAAAGCAAGCATCCTTGGCAGAACCGAACCGGCCTGCTCGAGGGCGCCATCGACGTCGCGAACTTCGCGGAACCCCACGCCAGTGGGGTGAAGGGAACTTGGGGTGTCCGGGACATGGCGCAGGCCCGTATTCTCGAGGAGGGTGGAACCATCAAGCCCGTCCGCGCCAAGGCCCTCGCCATTCCGCAGGCTGATGGCAGCGTTCGCTTCGCCAGCTCGGTGACGATCCCGCCGTATCCGTACCTGCGGCCGGCAGCGGACGAAGAGTACCCTGGCTTGGCCGAGCGCATCCGGAAGGCCTTCGAGCGCCCTTGAACAGGCGCTTGACAGTGCCCGCGACTATCCCAATGCTGCCGCTTGTTCCCCCACATTGCGACCCCACCCGCGCGCCTGCGTCGATGTTTCGGGGTCGCGCGCGCGCCTAGCTTTGCCGCACATCGCCCGGTTCGGACCGGGCCTCTGTGCATAGGGCGGGCCTTGGCCGACATCGTCACTTCCATCGTGGACCTGCTGAAAGCCGACGCCGGCCTTGTCGCGCTATGCGAGGGGCGGGTGTTCGGTGGTGAGCTACCGCCCGGCCAGGCGGCCGACATGCCGCGCTCGGCGATCGTCGTGCAGCCGTCGGGCGGCGTTCCCTTCCACCCTGCTGGCCTCGTCAAGGCCGAGGCCCAACGACTCGACCTTGTGGCCTACGGCGCCACCGTGTTCGAGGCCATGGAGCTGCGCGCAACCGCCAGCCGTCTACTCGTCCTGACCGTGCGCCGCGCCATGTCAGGCGTCCTGATCCACTGGCTGCAGTCCGCCGGCGGTTACCTCATTGGCCGCGATCGTGATGGCCAGTGGCCCTACGCTTTCCAGTCCTTTCAAACCCTGTACTCAACCGAGGAGCTCGCCTGATGCAGCCCTACGAGATCGTCGCCGCCCCGTTCACCCTGTGGGTGGCGCCGGTCGGCACCGTGTTTCCCCTGATCGGCGCCGCGCCCGCCGCCGCGTGGAAGAAGGTCGGCACGTCCGGCGACCGCTCGATGAGCGAGGAAGGCGTGACCGTCGCGCACGGCCAGGAGATCAGCCAGGTGCGCACCGCCGGTTCGACAGGGCCGGTCAAAGCGTTCCGCACCGAGGAGAGCCTGGTCGTGTCGCTGACACTGCTCGACATCTCGCTGGAGCAGTACTCTCTGGCGATGAACGGCAACGCCGTCGCGACCACGGCCGCCGGCGCGGGTACCGCAGGCGTCAAGACGCTGAAACTCTATCGCGGGGTGAACGTGGCGGCCATGGCGTTGCTCGTTCGGGGCGAAGCTTCCGGTTATGGCGACGAGAGCTTCAGCAGTCAGTACGAGGTTCCGGTTTGCTTCCAGTCCGGCTCGCCTGAGCCGGTCTACACCAAGGGTGAGCCGGCAGGCCTGGCACTCGAATTCACGGCGCTGGAGGACCCGGCAGCCGCGGCCGCTGCCGAACGGTTCGGCCGCCTGATCATGCAGCACCAGGCGCCGCTGGCCCCATGAGGCCTAACGCCACCAGCCTGGTGCAGGAAGCGCGCCGGCTCGATGGCGACGCACGGCGCCACAAAGGCGAAATCAGCCGTCACCGGCGCGCGCTGCAGTCAGTCCGTGTGCGCCAGGCCGAGATCGAGCGGCAATGCGCCGAGCTCGGCATCCAAGTCACCTACGAAGCACCAGGCGCAGGAGCCCCTCCATGGCCGCAGACCCTATCCTCGACCTCTCGACGTTGATCGCCGATCGACCGCCGCTGCGGATCGACGGAACCACCTATCACTTGAAGTCGCCCGACGAGTTGACGCTGGCTGAGAGCCACAAGTTCACCAAGTGGGGCAAGGAACTCGAAGCCCTCGGAAAAGACCCCGACCGGACCGCCGAGCTGGAAGCATTGCTGAAGGTCGTTGCCGCTGCGGCGCTGGCCGATGTGCCTCCTGACGTACGGCAGCGCCTCCTGCCATCGCACAACGTCGCGATCGTCGAGGTTTTTACCGTGCTCCTGCTGGGTCGTCGGATGCGCCTGGCAGGAGCGGTCGCCAGCGCCGGCCGATCGACTGGGCGGAAACCATCCCCCGGCTCCAGCACGCCTTCGGGGGCGATCCCGGATGGTGGCTCTATGGTGCCCCGGCAGCCCTCCTCAGAGCCTACCTGACCATGCTGCCGCGCCTCGAAGCCCAGCGAGAACTTGCCAGCATAAACGCCATGAGCGCCGCTTTCGGCGGCATGAAGACGTTCGACCGCGCCCGCTACATTGGTCGGCTGGAGCGGATGGCCAAGGGCGGCGCTGCGATAGCTCGGCCGACGCCGGCGACGCTCGCCGCGATGGGCGTGGGCGTCGTGGTGGTGCCGGCAGAGGGGGCTGCCAATGGCTGAGAAGCTTGGCGAAGCGCTACTCGACATCGACACCGACGACCGGAAGTTCAACCAGGGCGTCGACCGCGCCGAGCGAAAGGCTGTGCGGTTCGGCAAGGTGCTCGACGATACGAGTCGGCGCGCGGCCCAGGTCGGAAAGGCGCTCGCTGCCGGCGTGGCAGTTGGCGGCGCTGCGTTCGCTGCAGGCATCGTCGGCGCGGTCAAGCGCCTGGAAGAGATGCGCAAGATGGGTGCCCAGGTGGATCGGGCGCTCAAGAACACCAGCAACACCGCGCGGACTTCGGCCAAGGAAATCGAGGCATGGGCGGACGCGCTCGAAAATCGGACCGGTCGCGCCGCTGAAGAGGTGATGGAGCTTTCGGCCAACCTCGCGAGCTTCGGTCTCGGACGCGATGAGTTCTTCCGGGCGATCGCGTTGGCCGATGACATGGCGGCGGCCTGGGGCGGCGACCTGCGCCAGAACCTTGAAGGCCTGGCGCGCGCGCTCGACGACCCGATAAACGGCATGGCCATGCTGTCCAAGCGCGGCATCAAGCTGACCGAAGATCAGAAGGCGATGGCGGCCTCGTTCCTCGACGCCGGCGACAAAGCACGCGCCCAGGGCGTGGTGTTTGAAGCGCTCGAGGCACAGGTCAAGGGTGTCGCCGAGGCCGGCTTCGACCGGCTGAGCGCCGCTATCGCCAGAGGGCAGCAGCGGTGGGAGGCCGCATTCGAAGATCTCGTGGCCGGCCGCGGCGATGCCGGCGACCTGCGCGATACGCTGATTGAGTTGGCCGACACCCTGTCGTCGCCCGAGTTCATCAGGGCAGCGATGGGCTTTGGCCAGAAGCTCGCGGAGGGCGTTGGCCTCGCAGCGCAGGCGGTGATCTGGACCTGGGGGCGGGTCAAGGAATTCCTCGCCTGGCTCGACGGCCAGAACCCCTCGAATATGACGGGAGACAGTCTGGCGGCGAACATCGCCAAGCAGCAAGCCGCGATTGCCAAAGCCGAGGCACAACTCGCCGGCGCCGGCGACAGTCTGTTCGGCACCCTGTTCTATGACGCCGGCGGTTTGGGTGGGACGAAGTTGGGCGCGGCCGAAGGGATCGCCAACCTCCGCCGCGACCTAGACAAGATGCTCGCCGAGCAGACTAGGCGCTCCGACCCTTCCCAGTTCGACGTCGGGTCGACATTCGACCAGCTAGACGGCAAGGGCACCTTTGAGAGCCCTGCCTCCATGTGGAGTTTCCTCGCTCCTGGTTCCGGGCACGGCGCGAGCTGGGGCGCTGACACGGAAGCGACCGCCGCCACCCAAAAGCACTCCGAGGCCGTGAGGGCGCTCATCGCCGACCTGGAGCATGAGCGCGACATCGTCGGGCTGAGTGCCCAGGAGCAGCAAATCCTCAACACTATCCGCGACGCCGGTGTCGATGTGATGAGCGAGGAAGGGCAGAAGATCCGGGAGCTGATCACCGAGACCGAGGAGCACCGCACTCAGGTCGAGGAGATGCAGGAGGTCTACGACCTAATCGGCGATGCGGGTAGAAGCGCCATCCTCGGCATTGTCGACGCGATGGAAGATGGCAAGGTCGAGGGCACGGAGCTGCTGTCGATCCTCGGCGATGTTCTAGCCATGGCCGGCAGCTTCTTCTTGAACAAGGGCGCCAGCGGGTTCGGCGACGTGCTGAGCGGCCTGTTCTCCGGCTTCTTCGCTGATGGTGGGCTGATCCCCAACGGCAGCTTCGGCATCGTCGGTGAGAACGGACCGGAGCCGGTGTGGGGCGCACCGGGTGGCACCCGCGTGATGTCCAACCCGGACTTCATGGGGATGCTCGCCGGCGCCGGCGGCCGGGGTGACACACACGTCACGGTCAATGGGTCGGGCCTCAGCCAGGGCGAGCTCACCCGGGCCATCGCCGATGCGCTCGAGCGCTTCTCCCGTTTCCAGTTGCCTAGTCGGGTTGCCGACATCCAGGCCGATCCTCATGCGAGGGGTTGAGTCATGCCGGCAGTGACTTTCCCGATGGCGACCGTCGACCTGGCCGACCGCATGATGGTGGAAACCGTGCAGTGGCAGCTGCTCGAGTTCCAGGAAGTGTCGGGCACGGGGGGCAGCGAGTTCATCGCGGCCGACATGGCGCCGCGCGTCTGGGAGGCCGAGGTGTCGACGGTTGCTGCCGACCTCGACACGATCGAGGCGCTGCGGGCGCGGTTCAATCTCCTCGATGGCGCGACAAGTAGCTTCTACCTCTATGACCCGGCACGGCCGAACCCGTCGACTGATCCCACGGGTGCGCTGCTCGCCGGCGAGACAGTGACGATCAGCGCGATCGAGGCCAACCGCAAGGAACTGCGCTTCGCAGGATTGCCGCCCGCCTTCACCCTGCGGGAAGGCACCATGTTCTCCGTCACCGCCGGCGCCCCAGCGCGGACCTTTCTGGGACAGCTCGGCGCCGACGTGGCCTCCAACGGTGCCGGCCTCACTCTGCCGGTAGAGTTGCGGCCGCACCTCCGCGCCTGGCTGGAGGCGGGGCAGACGGTTCAGCTGCTCAAGCCCGTCGCCAAGGTGAAGCTGGTTCCGCGCTCGATGGCTGTGGCGCAGGTGACATCGGTCACGCACCGGCTGCGGTTCACGGCTCGCCAGACCCTGGCAGCAGGTTGAGAGGCGGCCATGGTCAGACCGCTTGATGTCGCCACCCAGGGCGCGATCCGAAACCGCAACGTGATCGTGCCGCGCAACTTCGTGGTGATCACCGCCAAGGACCGAGGCACTGGCATCCCCCAGCTACACGGCTTCTGGGACGACGCCGACACTGTCACCACCAACGTCGTCTCCGGCGAAGACGGTTCGATCGTCAGCCGAACGTTCCAGGGCGATGGCGCGATCCTGTCCTGCGATCCCATCCCCATGCGCATCGGGCTCGAGATCAGGACCATCCAGCTGGTTATGAGCCCGCTTCACGGTGGGGTAAAGGCGCTGGTCCGGACCGACGATCCGCGCTTTGCGACCGTCGAAATCTACCGCGGCCTGCTCGACCCGGTGAGCATGCTCCTGGTTGCACCGCCCCGTATCCGCTTCCTCGGCCGGGTCAACGGCGCGCCGATCGAGACGCCAGCGGTCGGTGGTGAGGCGCGCGTGGTGCTGAAGATCGTCAGCCATACCCGCGAGCTCACCCGAACCAATCCCGCCAGGAAGTCGGACGAGGAACAGCGCAAGCGCGATGGCGACAGGTTCCGCCGCTACACCAGTGTCGCCGGTGAATGGCCGATCTGGTGGGGCGAAGAGAAAGACAGCGGGTCCAACGGCGGGGGCAAAAAGTAGATGCCCTGGCTGATCCAGCTCGTCATCGGCATTGCGCTCTCGCTGGCATCGAGCCTGATCCAGCAGGCCACGGCGCCCAAGCAAAAAGAGCCGGGCGTCCGCGGTTCGGCGACCATGGGCGGCGACGAACCGTTGAGCTTCATCGTCGGGCGATACGGTTCGGCCGGGCACGTCGAGTACGAGGGCACCTGGGGCAGTGCTGGCGACACACCCAACGCCTTTCACACCCGCGTCCTTTCGTTCTCTGATCTGCCCATCCGGGGCTATGCCCGGTTCTACGTCTATGGCGAGGCCGTGACCCTCGCTGCCGTCCCGCATCCGGCGCGGGGATACCCGGTGCTCGAGTACCGCAAGGGCGGCAAGGATCACCTTTGGGTCAAAATGTACGACGGCACCCAGACCGTTGCCGACCCGCTGCTCCTGGCGGCGTTCGTGGGCGACCCCGACAGGCCCTGGCAGGGCGATATGATCGGCCGCGGCGTCGCCTACTGTGTTTTCACCGCGCTGGTGAACCGTGAGTTGTTCTCGGGCTTCCCTGAGTACTTCGCCGAGGTCGACGGCTACGACCTGGGCGATGCCGACCTGAACGATGCGCCGGCAGCCTTCGTTCGCAAGACACTGCACGGCTTCACCTATGACGGGGAGTGGGTGTGGGGCCTGCAGGGTCTACCCGCCACCCGCACTCCGGCAGCGACTTGGGACCCCGAAATTGCCAAGTGCAATTTGCCGATCGCTCTCGCCGCCGGCGGGACCGAAAAGCAGTTTCGCGCCGGCGCCGAGATCACCGTCGATCAGCAGCCGATTGAGGTCATCACCGAGCTGCTCAACTCGTGCTCGGGCCGCATTGCCGAGATCGGTGGCGTCTACAAGATACTCGTCGGGGCGCCGGCGGCGCCGGTGGTGAGCTTCACAGACGAGGATATCCTCGTAACCGAGGGGCAGAACTTCGACCCGTTCCCGGGCCTTGAAAGCACGTTCAACGGGGTCAGCGCGACCTATCCGGAGCCCGCCGAGAAGTGGGGCATGAAGGATGCACCGGCCCTTCGTAAGCCAGCGCTCGAGGCAGATGACGACAACCGTCGCCTGCCGGCCGAGGTGTCGTTTCCGATGGTCTACGTTGGCACCCAAGTGCAAAGGCTGATGCAAGCCATGCATCTTGAGGACCGCCGCTGGCGCAACCACACCAACACGATGCCGCCCGAGTGGTGGGAGTACGAGGTGTTGGACACCGCTGCCTGGACATCGGCGCGCAACGGCTATGCGGCCAAGGTGTTCCTTATCACCGTCATGGATGACCTGCCCAACGGCAACCAGTTCGTGGGTATCAAGGAACAGGACCCGGCCGACTACAGCTGGAACCCCGGCACTGATGAGCGGCCATTCGACACGGCGCCGCTGGTTATCGCTCGGCCGGCGCCGCAGGTGATGACCGGCTGGCAGGCTCTACCGGCAGTGCTGAAAGACAATGACGGCAACGATCGTCGGCCCTCAATCTCGATCGGCTTCGACCTCGGCTTGGTCGACGTGCGCGCCGTGCGCGTCCAGGTGCGCCTCGCCGGTGCAGTAGCGCCGATGTTCGATGGCGAGATCCCGTATGCGGACCTTACGCCGGACGAGTTGCCGGTGATCCTCAACGGCACCTTCCTGCCGGGGTCGGCCGTGGAGCTGCGCGGCAAGTATGTGCCGTTCTCTGGTCGCGACACCCTATGGTCAAATCAGGAGATCGTCGGTGGTGACGTGGTCGATGGTCCCTGGCTGGCGGTGACCACCCCAGACGTACGGCTCGGCGCATCCGACATCAGCCTTGAGCTCGACGAGATAGGCGCCGAAATCCTGCAGAAGCTGAACGACTTCGTCGGCGGCTTTCGCTCGTTGCGGACCCGGTTCCAGCAGCTCGGCACGCTGATCGAGGAACAGGACCTGGCGAACTACAACGATAGGCTGACGCTCTCCCGCGAGATCGTGTCGCGGTTCGAAGCCGCTACGGCCGGCTACCTGGAAGCGATCGAGGTCGCCACCGGCCCGACCAGCGCCATCGCCCAGAAGGTCGAGACCGCCTATGCGGCAATGGGCGGCAACGAAGCCGAGATCAGGGTGCGCTGGGTCGCCCAGGCCGGGCCGGCCGGCTACGACGTGCAGTATGCTCTGCAGCTCTATGGCAATGACGGCATCCCGCGCTTTGCCACCATGTTCGGTCAGGTTCCCTCCGATATCGGCGAGCCCACCCGGTGGGCCTTCGACGCCAACCAGATCGTGTTCATGGACACCGGCAGCGGCAACACGGTGCAGCCGATCGTCTTTGAAGACGGCAACGCCACCCTCCAGGAGCTGCGCTTCCGCAGGCTCCGCAGCATCGCCGAGAATACGGACGGCACGCCCATCATCGATATCGATGGTGAGACCGGCTACTTCGGCACGACGATCGAGACCTGATCATGCCGATGACCGCATACCGCGAGTTCCCGGCAGCCGGCGTCGTCGCTCTCTTCGACGAAGCGCCGGGTGGTGGCGACCCGAAGGACATCACCTCGCTGCGCAACCGGCCCGCTCGGTTCCCCGAGAGCTGGCTCGCCAACGTCTACCTGCACAACCAGCTCGACAACATGGAGGTCGTGCTCGACCAGACGGTAGACATCAACCACGCCGCCTTTGCTTCGGCATCTGGTGAGTTCGATCCTGGCACCGCCGCGACCGACCGCTACGACACCGACACAACCCAAGTCGACTTCGACCTGGTGACGCACGGGCTAGGCTATGAACCGCTCGTGCTCGTTGCGCTCGGCGACGACATCCTTACGCCGGGTTACGCTGTCCAGAATGCGCCGGTGACCAACGGCTCTGGCCGCTACTGCTGCCCGTTTGTCACCTCCACCAAGGTCAGGCTGCACGAGTATCGTACCCGCGCCATTAGCGGTTTGCCGGCCGTCACGCGGTCCTATCGGGTCCTGGTCATTCGTCAGGCGAGGGCGCCTTCGGGGACGATGCTCCGTGAGTTCGATCCGGCCACCGGTGTGCTCTCGCTCGGCAGGGACACGTTCAATTCGGCGCGGCGATACCTGCAGGTGGTGCCTGGAGGTTCGCCCTTCGGGCTCGCCTATGGTCGGACGATGGACGCCAAACGCGGCGCCCCGCGGTTCGTCGCGCCAGACGGCACTATCTTCGACCCGATCCCCAACACGGCGACGGTCAGATTTCTCGACGGCGCCCAGCCGCCCAGTGACCCTTACTCCTACAACGGCACCTTCACCGGTGACGGTGCCATCCAGGTGCAGGCGCCATGAAGGGGTTCGTGGTCGATCCCGTTGCCAAGCGGCTGCGCATCGTGAACGGCGCTCGCGTCGTCGCCACGACTGACGGCACGTTGATCAACCTCATTCCGACGCTCCATACCTTCACCGGCATAACTGTCGATTATCCCGACCCGCCGAAGGGCGAGATACGGGGCTGGAAGGGCTTCCAGCAGGTGGTGATCGACGTGAGCACCGACGAGTACCTGCAACGACAGACGACACAGACCTGGTACTGCCGGAACTCGGGGGACTTGGAGACTGCCCAGGACTTGGTCGATGCGCCTGCCGGCGCAGACATCTTCATCGGCTGGGTGCGCCTGAACCGCACGACGAACCCCACGCACCAGTGGTGGGGTGTGACGCTCAACCCGTTGCCGCCGGTCAACTCCTGGATACCGTGGAATGGTTCCGGGTGGCTGGAGGGCAGCATGGGGCTTACCCGCCTGCTTCACCTGGTGATCGAGGGCGGCAAGCTGCGCCTGGTGCTGCAGCAGTCGGTTGGACCGAAGGTCGGCGGTGCGGGCAACACCTTCGGCATCACCCCGCCATCGTCGCTGTTCGCGCGCCGCGTTGAAGGCAGCGGCGGCATTTTCTTCGAAGTGAACGGGTCGGGGGTTCCGGTGTGGACCTCGGCCGCCACCATCGTGACGCGCACGCTCAGCACCGGCAGCCCGCTCACCTACAATCCGCCCGACTACGTCGATCGACACCCCACTCTCGGCTCATTCCCCGTCGTCGCCGACCCGACCAACTACCGGTCGGTCTACAGCGTCGACGTGCGGGGATACTTCGGCCGTCGCAGCTAAGGAGCGACCAATGACCTTCCATGCCACCGGCACCGCGTCCGTTACCAGCGGCACCACTACCATCACGTTCGCGGGCGCGATGCTTGGCAGCAAGGACGAGCCCGCTATCAAGCCCGGCGACCTTTACCTCGACCCAGCACAACCCCTCATCCCGGGGCAGCGGCTTGCTGACATCGACTATGTAGCCGGCACCGCCGAGCTGTGGGTAGGCTGGCCAGGCACCACTATGGCAGCGGCGCCGTACGAAGTGCGGTTCGTTGAGGACGGCGCTCGCAGTACGGCTCAGACCCGCCGCTATCTGGAACGCCTGGGGCAGTTGGCCAACCTCGGCATCCAGCCCAACGCGTTCGGCGACTTCGCCGATCGAGCTGCCTTTGATGGCCAGACGAAGGGTTACATCTTCCTGTCGCTCGACGGTGACGGCGTAACCGGTGTTTGGACCGTCTACATCAAGCAGACTGCCACGCCAGGAGACTGGGACGCTGGCCAGCAGCTCCAGGGCGCGGTGGGGCAGACGGGCCCGTCCGGCGTCATCGGCAACTGGCGCGGCGCCTGGGTGACCACGACGGTCTATGCGGTCAAAGATGCGGCGGAGCGCAGTGGCTCCAGCTACATCTGCAAGGTCGCGCACGTGGCAGGCGACTTTGCCACCGACCTGGCCGCGGGGCGCTGGGAGCTGTCGGCCTCCAAGGGCGCCACTGGCAACGATGGGGTGCTGAGCGCCAACGAGGAGATCGTCACAGCCGCCAGCCGCACCATCAGCGCAGCCGACAACGGCAAAATCTTCATCGCCGATCGCGCCGGCGGCGTGACCTTCAACTTTGATCCGGTGGCGTCGCTAGGCACCAAATGGCTCGGGATGTTCAAGAACGTCGGCGCCGGTCCGCTGACCATCGATCCGGACGCGGCCGAGACGATCGATGGAGTCGCCAGCCTGATGCTCTCGACCTCCGAGAGCGCCATGATCTCGGGCAACGGCGCGCTGCTGCGCAGCCATTTCCGCGGCTCTGCGGTTGGGGGCCTGCTGACCAAGACCGCGGCCTACACTGTCGTCGCGGCAAACGCCGGCAGCCTCATTCTAGCCGACGCCAGCGCCGGCGCCTTTACGCTGTCGCTCACTGCAGCAGCGACCCTGGGAGACAAGTTCGAAATTTCGGTCAAAAAGACCGACGCCTCGGCCAATGCCATCACGATCGACCCAAACGGCGCCGAGACGATCGACGGCGCGGCCACCTTCGTCCTCGACGAACGATATGAGGAGGTGCGGTTTCGATCGGATGGCGCCAACTGGCACGTGGTGGCCTACTTCGCTCCCCGCGCGCTCAATGCTCGCGAGCGGCTCACTGCCGACCGGACGCTTTTCGTCGGCTACGACATGGGGGCAGTGGCGATCTCAATCGCAACACCCGGCGTGGTTACGAAGGTTGCCCATGGCCTCGTCGCCAACAGTCGTGTGTCGTTCGCGATCCCTCCCCACACCAAGGCGTCGACGATTACCATCGCCACGCCTGGTGTTGTTACCCGCGTCGCCCACGGCTGGGCGGCTGGCCAGCCCTTCAAGTTCGGCACCACCGGAGCACTACCCACTGGCGCTGTCGCGGGCACAACCTACTACGTGATCGCCGCCGGCTTGACGGCCGACAGCTTTCGGTTCGCGGCTACCGTGGGCGGTGCGGCGATCAACACCACCGGCACGCAGTCCGGGAGCCACTTCACCGAGGCGTCGGGGACCCTGCCTACCGGCGTCGTCGCCGGCCAGAACTACTTCGTCCTCGCGGCCGGCCTCACCGCCGACACGTTTCGCTTTTCGGCGACCTCCGGCGGAGCGGCAATCAACACCACCGGGTCGACTGAGGGGACGATCAACGCGCGAACGGGATCGGACAGCAACGACGGTCTGACAAACACACCTGGGGGCGCTCTCCTCACCATCCAGAAGGCAGTCAACCTCGCCGCCGCGCTCGACGCCAACGGCTTCGCGATCACCGTGCCCATCGCCGATGGGGTCTATGGCGACGCGACGGGCTTGGCAAACGTCGTCGGAGTAGCTGCCGCGGGCAAGTGCATTATCAGGGGGAACACCACAACACCGGCCAATGTGGTGATCAGCACCACCTCGGCGGACTGCTTCAGCGCCAATGGCCTTTACACGCCCTGGGACATTCTCGACCTGAAGATGCAAACGACCACCGGCGGTGATTGTCTGCACTCGGAAGGCGGCTCTTTGATCCGGTTCGGCAATGTGAACTTTGGCGCCTGCGCCGGCACACACATCAGCTCCATTCAGCGGGGCTCTATCCAGGGGCTGAGCAGCTACACAACCAGCGGCGGCGCGACGGTGCACGTGTCATCGAGCTACTTCTCGTACGCCAACATCAATGGACTGACCCTGACGATCGTCGGCACACCTGCCTTCGGCTTCGCATTCGCAACCGCCCAGCTGAATTCCTTGCTTGCAGCGGCGGGCAACACCTTCAACGGCGCGGCGACCGGCGCTCGCCACTACGTGTCGCAGGCGGCGACAATCTTCACCAACGGCTCGACCATTAACGCCTACTTCCCAGGCAGCTCGAACGGCACCGGGACGAACTTCGGCTCGGCGCCATACGGCCTGTACGCCTAAGAAGGAGGGGATGATCCATGAAGCTCTTTTCGATCAGCGACTGGTATTGGTCCGTCGATGGCGACGACCGATACTGGTCCAGTCTAGCGGGGGGCTATGTGACCTCGCTGCCCGAAGGCGCCGGGGTTACGGCGATCGAGACCGAAGACCGGCTCGCCGCAGTGATGGCCAGCCACGGCCTGCCTGGTCCTAAAGTCTTGCCAGCTGACGTTCACGCCGAGCGCGACCGGCGCCTGGCCGCGGGCTTCGACTATGACTTCGGTGACGCGCGCGGGGTGCACCTGATCCGCACCACGCCAGGTGACATGGTCGGCTGGGACGAGGTGACGAAGTTTGCCCAGGCGCTCATCAACGCTGGCCAGCCGACCACGCTCATCTCCATCGCCACTGGCACGGGACTTGTCCAACTCACGGCCATGGAGTGGCAGGGCGTGCTGATCGCGGCGGCGGCCTTCCGGCAGCCGATCTGGGGCGCCAGCTTCATCCTGGAGGCGATGAACCCGATTCCCGCTGACTTCCGAGAGGAAGCCTACTGGACCCCGCCCGCCGAGTAGGCGGGCGGCCGAGGCGCGCTAACGCCTCAGCTGGGGGAGAGCTTGCCAGCAACCCCCAAAGCACCACCGCCAGTGCTCCACCCGCCGCTCCTCGGCCGAGGGCGCCGCAGAGTGGATCGAGTCCACTGGAAAAGAGAACATGCATTCGTCTGACTATCCCCGGCCGATCGAACCGACCCGAACGCCGGCAGCCTACATCGGCGGCAAAAAGCAGCTTTCGAAGCGGCTTGTAAGCCTCATCAACGCCACCCCGCACACCACCTATGCCGAGGTGTTTGTGGGCATGGGCGGCGTCTTCCTACGCCGCACGACGCAGCCCAAGGCCGAGGTCATCAACGACTACTCGGGCGACGTGGCCAACTTCTTCCGCATCCTGCAGCGCCACTATCCGCAGTTCATGGATACCCTGCGCTTCCAGGTCAGCGGCCGCCGTGAGTTCGAGCGGTTGCGGGCCTCCGACCCGTCGACGCTCACCGACCTGGAGCGGGCTGCACGCTTCCTCTACCTGCAGCGCCTGGCGTTCGGGGGAAAAGTCGCAGGCCGCTCCTTCGGGGTGTCGGTGGGCATGCCGGCTCGTTTCGACCTTAACAAGCTGGGGTCCATGCTGGCAGACATCCACGAACGCCTCGCCGGCGTCGTCGTCGAAAACCTGCCATGGGTCGAGTTCATTGATCGGTACGACCGCCCGGAGACCCTGTTCTACCTTGATCCGCCATACTGGGGCAGCGAGGGTGACTATGGGCAGGCCCTGTTCGGCCGCGACCAGTTCGAGCTGATCGCCGATCGGCTAGCCACCCTTAAGGGGCGCTTCATCCTGTCGATCAACGACGTTCCAGAGATTCGCTCGATTTTCGGCCGCTTCCACACCGAGGAGGCCACCCTCACTTACTCACTCTCGGGCGCAGGAACGGCCGCGCGTGAGTTGATCATCAGGCAGGCATCATGATGCCTGCCCCTGACCACCCTTCCGCACCAACCATACCTGTCCGTCGATCCGGTGCGGCCAGTCGGACTCCTCGAAGCCGAACCAGCCGCGCCAGTACTTGAACTCGGCCTCATGGGTTGCCGGGTCGGCACTCTCAAAGGTCCAGCGTGCCAGGTCGGGTTCTATGAACTCGACCTTCGGCATGTCGGGAGGCGGCGGCAGGGGGGTAGACTGCATGGGTTCAGGCCCTTCGCATGTGCTCGGTCGGCCAGGTGACAATCTCGCCATTTCCATCGAGCCGCGAGCTTACCTTGTCGTCCCAAACCTTCGAGACCTTGCCAGTGATTGTCACGGCTTCACCCTCCGACAAAGGGCCGGTTTCGGTTCGCCGCAGCCACCGGTCGTGCATCGAATGCCGACCACCACCATCGAGCAGCAGCGCCACCAGCAAGTCGTCGTCCTGGGGAAAGATGCCCTTCACCGTGGCGTCAAACTCTACCGGGTCGCCAACCTTGAACTTCATCGCTTCCCCGTCCTGAACTTGTAGAGTTCACGCGACAGCGCATCGATCAGCTTGTTGAGCCCCGGGGTTCGCGTCCGGGGCCGGACCTGGTCCATCATCCAGGCCAGATTTTCCTTATCCGCAGCGGCTATCGAGAAGATCGATCCAACGTCGGGGTCGGCCTCAGTCGTCACCTGGTCGATCTTGGCGAGGATGGCGGCCCTGCGCTCCTCCTCGGCTTGTATTTGCGCGGCCATCACCTTTAGCCGGGGAAGGACTTCGTTGGCGCGGTCGGAGGCGTGCTGCGTGTTGGCTGCGACATCGCTTCCCATCGCCTTTCCCACCTTGACGAACCAGCGGCGCCGGCCGGTGGCTACGTCGAGCGAGATCGTAGCGTGGCCGCCCTCAAATTCGGCGCGAAGCCCGCCGCTTCCGTCACGCTCCCATTTCAGCCGATCGGTCAT